AAGATATTGCTATCGTAACAACGACAACACAACAAAGACAAACTCGCCAAGGCGTTCAACTTACGGTAACACCGGAAACACAAACTCAAAGAATTGGTCCTAGAGTAACAAATACTTCTATTATTCCGTTTATGCGCTCTATTGTAGTGACGTTTAAAGCAACGAGAATGAAGCCGCTTACTCGCGTGTATCCATTCTTTGATGGCGCTACTGTTGAGGACCATTGTCGTCCGTTGTCTGGCGTTGTTAGCGGCACAACAAATTCTGTTCAAAACTCATCACTCGTAACCGGCGACTATGGGGATCCACTAATCACCAATGCGGCAGGTGAATGCTTCGGTCAATTCAGAATTCCTGCTGGTACTTTCCGCGTAGGAGAAAAACTATTCAGACTCGCAGATGATTCTAAAAATAGGGTCAAGTTTGTTACTACCTCCGCATCGATGACATTCTCAGCGAATGGTTTATCACAAAGTGTTCAAGATACTGTAGTCTCGACAAGAGTTGCCAATGTGGCGGCAGTGAATCTCTCGGATAGTAGAACTGTCTCTGATAGTAATACAACAGTAAATCGACTAGGCGAAAGAGCGGTGGGTGTTGTTCAAACAACAGTCGTGAATAATACGTTCACAACAATTAATAACACTACAAATGTTACCGAAGTTACACAAGTAACAAACGTTGTTAATAACACCAATGTAACCAACGTCACTAATAATGTCACAAATGTTACCGAAGTTACTCAGGTAACTGCTCCAGATCCTGCACCCGTTGTTCCACCCGCGGACTTGGACTTGGACTTCGATCTTGGTTTCTTTTCAATCGGCCCATTCCAATCTATTGACCCTATCGCTCAGACGTTTATGGTTTCTGAGGTGCCGTTCGGTTGTTATGTGACTTCGATAGATACCTACTTCAAGAAAAAATCTCTGACAAATCCCATTACACTACAACTGCGGGAAGTGGTAAATGGTTATCCAGGTAATAGAGTGATTCCTTTTGGTGAAGTGACATTAACGCCAAGTCAGGTAAATGTTGATGCGGACAATGGCGCGGCGTCAACCAAGTTTACTTTCCCATCTCCAGTATATCTACAAAACAATACAGAATATTGCTTTGTTCTTCTGCCAGCTGGTAATGATCCTAACTACGAAATTTGGGTTTCTGAATTGGGTGAAGACCAACTCAATACAACAACTCGTATTTCAGAACAGCCGAATGTTGGTGTCCTATTTACATCTGCGAACAACAGAACTTGGACAGCATGGCAAGCGGAAGATATTAAGTTTAAATTACAGAGAGCAAACTTCAACATCGGTACAACCGGAACAGTTACACTGAATACACATGATATCGATTATGCGAAATTTGATTCCTTCTCGAATGGTGAATTTACTTCCGGTGATAAAATTCATGGCTTCTCGTTTGACATCGTTAACGCGGGTACTGGTTATACACCGACAAACGGTACGGTCAGCCGCACGTTAAGTGGTGGAATAGCCACAGGTGGAACGAATGCCACTGTTGATGTTACTATTACGGCTGGCGCTATTACGAATGTGGTAGTAACAAATCCAGGCGCTAAGTATGTAAGTAATCCAACTCTGACTATGAGCGGTGGTTCAAATGCAAATATTAGCGTCACCCTCAATTCTGGTTTTGCTCATTCTTATGATTCCTTATACAACGTTGCTAAGGTTTATGTTGAAAGTGGAAACTTCACGGTGAACGACCGAGTAGGCAATGGCACCTCTCATGCTGTAATAGCAGAACTCGAAGACAAAGTATTGAATGCATTGGGCGCCAATATTGGTTATATGGACCATACTCCATGTCAACTAATTTGGGCATATTCTGCAACAACAAATACGGGTTCCGAGACACAAGCATCGACCTCATATGAGAATTTTGTGCCAGATAAAACAACGGAACTTACCATCGACGCGGCAATTCGCTCATATTCAAATGAGCAAAACGATCTAGGAGGCGACAAGTCATTTAAAATTCAATTTGGCATGACATCACAAACGTCTACTGTTTCGCCAGTCATCGATCTTAGAAAATGTTCTATGATTGCAATCGCAAATGACGTTAATAATGATGCAACAGATGAAGATATTGGCATCGGTGAAGCAAGGTCCAAGTATGTTTCTCGTCAAGTTGTTCTTGATGACGGACAGGAAGCAGAAGACCTTAAAGTATATCTAAGTCAGTATGTTCCAAATGGAACAGATGTCAAGGTATATGGTAGATTCCTACATCAAAGCGACCCTGCATCATTTGAAGAAAAAGATTGGATTGAATTAATAACCACTCCACCAACAGTTACTTCCTCTAGCTTTGTTGAATATACTTACGATATTCCATCATCGCAATTGAATGCTGGCGTATTCGAATATACTACTGATGGTGTAACATACACGGGTTACAAAACTTTCGCAGTTAAGGTAGTTCTTCTTTCGGACAAAACTAGTGTTGTTCCAAAATGTCGTGAACTTCGTGCAATAGCTCTACAGGCATAATATGGGTCAAAGATATCATCTGGACGACACAACTAAATATGTTAGAGATGGTCATTCAAAAGCCATTATTTCTACCGATGTTGCTGGATTGACGGCATACAAAGCTAGAAAAAACAAAGATAAAGAACATACTAATCAACTTAGACAGTTCGAAAATGATATAAATACAGTAAAACAAGAGATGCAAGATATTAAAATCTTATTGCAACAAATTTTACAGAAGCAGGATAGATAGATATGGCCACTATTACACTTAGATCCGTAAAGGGGTCACCACTTACAAACACGGAGGTTGATAACAACTTCAACAATCTCAATACGGATAAGTATCAGTCCGGTGATAGTGCTTCATTCGATAATGTAACACTAACTGGCGATTTTAAACCCTCTATTTCAGCTACTGTTTCCGCCGCGGGTTCTGACCAGGCTGGCGCAACAGAATTGGCTGCTGTATATAATATTGTAACTTCAGTTACAGCGGGTCAAGGAGTGAAACTTCCTACCGCAGAAGCTCAATTGACTTATACGGTAGTAAATACTTCGGCAGCAAATCTATTGGTTTATCCAAATGTATCCGATAAAATTAACGGAGGCACTGTCAATGCCGCAACTACTGTGGCAGCAGGTTCAGCGGTAACATTTGTAGCTAAGGATGCAACAGATTGGTTTTCGCTAACTTCTGTAGTAGTATATGATTCAACCGGCACCAGACTAAATTAAGGTAAACTACTATGAATCCTTTAAAGCTCAAAGCATCGGCAACGCCAGTCACGTCGGCAAACTTTCAGGGTTTGCAGACCATGTCGGATACAGAAGTAAAGAATTATATTGCTAATAAGGTCACAGTGGGATTTGCTAGTGCGGTAGGCAATGGGGCTAACACTGCCGACCTCAACGTTGATACTGCCAATGCTCTTTCGGGAACAGCTATTGGTAGCTTCGTAGATACTGACCGGAATGAAGCAACTGGTACTCACCCGGCTACTGGTGCCACTACTACTGTTACCTATTATGCAAAGCAAATTACTGCTACTGATAGCGGAACTATAACAAATCGTCCAATCGGCTACGATTCGGCTATCAAACAATTAACCGATGCTGAAATCAATACAGATATTCTTGATAAAGCAATCACTGCGATGGTCACAGAATCTGCATACACTGCTGGTCAATATCGTCTTGCTGGGTCTGCTCCAACGGGTGGCACATGGACATCACGCTACACCATCACCGATGTTGCAAATGGTGGTAACACAACATACTACATTTGGCAGAAGACTGCGGCCACATCTACACCAGATGATACCCTGCGTCCTCTAAAGACATATGGCGGCAACAACGTAAAGCAGATGTCCGACACAGAAATACAGGAAATGATTCCGTATTTCAGAAATCGTATTATTAGCACGGGCGTTGGCACTTATAAGCTACAAGCATCTACACCATCTCCTGGTACATGGGTCCAAATGGGTTCCGGTTCAGATACTCGCGAACAATTGGCATCGCAGAATTATACTGGTACATATGGCGGCACTAGAACATACTCGAACGTTGCGTATGGTGGTACCAGAACATATAGCACTTCATACACAAATACTTTTGCTGGTACGAGAACATATTCGAACGTAGCTTATGCCGGTACCAGAACATATTCAAATGCTTCCTACACATCGACATTTGCTGGTACTAGACCATACGCGGGTTCAAGAACATTCTCTGGTTCATATGTTACGCAATTTGCTGGTACTAGACCGTATGCGGGCTCACGAACATACTCTGCTTCCTATGTTTTATATTATGGCGGTTTTGTTGGTGGCACTTTTGCGGGCTCACGAACATATTCTAATAACTATGTTTCAGCATCACAAAACTTCGCCGGTTCGTTTGCTGGTACAAGAACATATTCTGCTAACTATATCTCTGGCACTCAATACTTTACTAGTGGTTTTGCGGGTTCGCGAACATATTCTGCTAACTATTCTGGTTCGAGAACTTATTCAGGAACATATGCTAACAGCTATGCTGGTTCAAGAACTTACGTGGGCAACTATTCGGGTAATAGAACATACACCGGTTCATACTCAGGAACATATGCTGGTGATACAATTCTAGCAACTAAAGATACAGTATCAACAGTATCTCTCTGGATTCGTACCGCTTAAACTATACTATATACTTTATATTATTTCTTTTTATGGAGAGTTGAATGATTGTGGATGAAGATACTGTGGTATTGGATTCGGTTATTACTACCGAAACTAAAGATTACGAAGAACCGTTTTGGCTGAATAAAGAACTAAAGCAGGTAATGGTAATTATCATCTATCCGGATGGTAAAAGATTGCCTGCTTCTGTTTCTGGCGAGGGTGACAATCCAGATTATATTGCCATCATGGAAAAGTTTACCGAAGAAGAGATTGATACGAATACTCGACTACGCGAAGAGCGCCGGACCGAAGAGGTTCGTCAACGCATGGAACGTTCTAAGGTAGATCAGCAACGCCGTAAAGACGAGGCATTATTCGAAGCAAAGCTAGAAGCGTTCGAAATTGCAACCGTTAAGAATTCTACCAACAAAGCATTAAAGACTAAGATCCGTAGGTCCAAATCTGCGCTTGAAGTTATGGCTTATACAGTAATGTTGATCCAGGCAGAAGAGGCAGTAAGTGCAGAATAATGGTTTTGTTTACGTAGCATCTTTACGTAGGGGCTACTATCGCGCTGCTAAGAATTCTGCTTTATCTCTATTAGACTATTGGCCAGAAGCAAAGATAACACTCTTTACCCATGCCGAATGGGTAGAAGAGGAAGATTATGAAATCTTTGAACGGATTGTAACCGATGATGTTCCGTATCACAAAAGAGCAAAACTCTGGGCGCTTGATAAAACACCATATGACTTGACAGTTTACATGGACTGTGATACAGAAGTCCAACACGAGGACATACAAAAAATCTTCGATCAGATACCCGACGATGTTGACGTTTTGTTTACTGCAAATCGCCCCTATAACGCCGCTTTGACTAAACTTTCCGACACAGAAGAAATGACGGAGCATTGTGGTCTATTTCTATATCGAAATAATCCTCAAACATTAAACTTGATGGCTGCTTGGTGGGGTGAGTATTGTAATCAAAACGAACCTGGATATGATAGAAAGCATTACCCGAAAGAGGCACTCCAGTGGGACACATTTACGATGTGGCGTATATTGTCATACGGTGATATGGGTGTAAAGACTGGAAGATTTCCTGACCCAGATGCTAGATGGAATTTTGTCATCGGCTACAAACAAGAAGAATTACAGGGACAAGAGATTGTCATCTATCACTACACTTTACCTTCATCCGTATTGGACAAATAATGAAAGTTTCAAATACAATTAGCGATGACCTATTGGAGATTTTAACTCCATATACCGAATGGTTCTTCGCACAAGATGACCTCGATAAACTTCGGGAGCCAGATCGTCGCAGAGGCTTCGAACATGATACTGGCACCAGTGAAGAATATCTAAGTCAGATTGTAGGTAAAGATGGGGAGCATGAAGGCTATCCAGAAACTGCATTCTGTTGTGATATTGGAATGGTAGATTCTGTTCCTAAGCATCATCGTGACATGCAGCAAAAGCTAAACCGAGAATTGATTTCGTTTCTCGGTGCAAGAAACAACGCCGTTCACGTTTACTATCCAGAAGATGGATTTATGGGTTGGCACACAAACTGGAATGCCAGTGGCTACAATATTCTTCTATCATATAACACAGAAGAAAAAGGTGGCTTCTTTAGATACTTAGACCCAGTAACAAAAGAAGTGGTCACTCTTTGGGACCCCGCTGGGTGGTCCATGAAGGTCGGTTACTTTGGTAGGCGGAGTGAGATGGACAAGGTCTTCTACCACTGCGCTGGGAGTCGTAGTAAGCGTCTCACTCTCGGTTATGTTATTCCTCATGAAGACCTCTGGAAATCAATGATTGAAGATATTTCAGGATTAGATTTTAACGACCTCTAGACTTCTCTAATTGCACATGCTTGTTAATCAATTCTTCGAGAATTGATAACTGTTCGTGCATTTTTTCCATATCATCTAGCATTTTAGGAACAGCAATTCTTGCTCGTTGAATAATGGCAATGTCGTAACTCTTAATACCAACTGTTGCGTTTTTAATTCTACGTTCTTTTAAATACGCCTTAAAGAATCCTCGCACTCTATCAAGGAGTTTTGGCTTTCTATTCCTCACGATATTTAATTGCTGGTTATTTCCGCGAGTTTCAGATGCCTTCTGTCGCATGGAAAGAATTTGTTGCTCTCTTGCTTTCTCTGCGGCTTCTTTTTCTCTCACCAATCTTATATTATCGGTAGTCAACTGTGAAATTTGAGCCAGCAGATTCGGGTTACTGGGAACGGTCTTATTCAAATTATCTATTTGTGCTTGAAGATTTTTTAATTCTTCTTCATGCTGAGAAGTGAGTTCCTTCTTCTCTTTTCTTAGTTTTTTAATTAGTTCTTCTAATTTTGGATCCGTAATGTGGACAGTTTCAACCACGGTTTCAATGACGACAGGTGGATTTTCTAGAATTTCTTTAGCCTTAGAAAGTGCCTCAGCGGCCTCTTTCGCCAGTCTCTCGTCTTCGGCTCGTTGAAGTTGAATGGCTTCATGTTTTTCTTGAGCAATCCGTTCGCGTTCTTCTTCCTGCTCTAGTTCCGCGGCAGGGATATCTTCCTCCTCGCGCATATCGCCGTCAATCCAAGAAGAGACAACTTCCTCAACTACTTCTTCTACCACTTCCTCTACTGGTGCTACATCTATATGTCCAGTATGTTCCAATGGAATAGGAACAAAATCTGCCGGTGGCGGTGCTACAACTCTTGCTCTACCCATATTATTTCTTTCCTATCACCATAAAGCGGTCGAAATTAACCTTACCATCCCAAGACCAATATGATTGTTCAATCTGGCCATCATACATGACTGTATTTATGCCGACATTTTCAATGTGTTCTTCGATTGTAGGAACACAGTTTATGCCATACATTTCTTTGAATACATTTGATGATTGACATGCAAAGATACAATCCTTGTTTGCGGTCGTCAAGTTCTTTAGCGGATACATTGCCTCGCATGAAATCGAAATTACAACATCCGTGTTTAGTGCATTGATATCATGATATGCGAACGGAACATCCCAATTTAGGTGATTTAATTCTATTCCTTGCTCAGAATAATAACTATTAAATACTTTGGAGAGTTCAAGTGCGTCATTATCTATATCAATGAGATTGATTTTCTTGACGTTTAAGTTTTCGCATACCAATGGAACTAGAGGAAATCCTAACCATGAGTTTAGAATTGTAATATCCAGTTTCTCGTCTCCCTTAATATTTTTCTGTAACTCTTCTACCAACCAGATAGAAGCGTCCATTGTATTGGGATTTAAAGACTTGCGAAAGTCCTCATGTTTGTGAGGCATTTCATGATTGATCTTTTCGAGGCCAAGGCCCCAGTTGCGATAACTGTTCAAATAATTATAACTTAACATCTTCAGGTCTTTCCATTGAATCATATAAACGAATGATAGGCTCTTTTCGAATTACTCTTTCACTGACATCATCTGGCCACATATAGCCATAGTTGTAGCTGTAAACCCAGCCTTCTGGGAAAAAATCAATTTTTAATAAGCGGTCTCGTTGATGGCCAAAGAGATTGTCTAGGCCGCGGTAGTAAAAGAACATCTGGTCTGGATAATCCTTGACAAACTTTGTAATCTTTTCAACATCTAAATTATCATTCCATCGCAATACGCTGGAATTTAAATCGGTAAATTTTCTTGGGATTTCTTTAGTATCAATTCGCATCTGTTCAATATCGTGCCATGCAGTCTTAACAAATGTAAGAGAATCTCCGCAGCTATGATTGATAATTGGGTCTATACTATGCTGAATAAAAATATCCAAGTCAAGGAATAGTTTCTCTCCGGTGTGCGGTACTACATTTCGGTCAAACAAATATAGTTTGTTCCACCATTTTTCATAGTAATTTCTTTCTGGAAATGGAATAACTTCAATCTCAGATGAGAGAGAAGTTGGGTCTTCGGTAAGACAATAAAATTTAAATTCTTGTTCCGTATATTTTTCACATTGTTCCAGAATTTTATTTACATATTCTGGCCCATATTTTGTTCCCCACTTAACTGTGTAGATATTAATCATTAAACATTCCAATGTTCTAGGAGGTCAGGGTCAACTAGTGATTCCTGTTTCACTTTGCCACGGTTATTGTCCTGAAACGGAAGTAAGTCCACATTGAAGACACATAATATACAGTCTTTTCTATATATGCCTACTTGCAAATCGCACTGTGCCCAATCTCTACCTCTGTTATATGAATATGCAAATGTGCTTGGGAAATGTTTCCACAAGGGAGTGTTACTAAAGTCACCCCAACGCCAACTATGGTAGTTGTCTGTTCCGTCGGTGAATGTGAACCAAATACGTTCTTGGTGTTCTAGAATATCTTGCCAGATACATTCGGTCTGATCATCTGACCATACCATGCAACTGCCATTGGTATATGCACCATGTGACAACTTAAAGTTACGAGACTTCATTGGTCGAGGGTCTTGCCACCACGAACGTAACTTGGTAGGATTCTCTAAGTCATAGGTGATGATTGGCGACAAATCATTTTGAATGATAACATCAAGGTCGAAAAAGACAAACCTTCCAGTGGGTTTATCGTCTGCGAAGTTGTGTGTATTGAAGATAAACGTCTTCGGTCTGTCCCAACAACGTGCCATGCCGTATTTGAAATCCTCAGTTCCGAACCAGTATTTAGGGTGTATATCTGGGATATCTGGAAAGTCAATAACTTTAATTTCAACATCAAATCCATCACTGTTATCTGTATAGCAATAGAAGTGAAACTCAAAATTATCTGGGGTATGTTTTTTTGCCATCCGATAAAGTCGATTGACAAACTCGGCATCATATTTTGTGCCCCATTTACAACAAATATAGTTTACTCGCATTTCCATAATCCAATAATATTTTCGTCACTACATTCAGATAGTTCAACATGCTCTGTTGTAGATGGATGCGGAACATTGTCTGTATTGAATAGGCATATCTTAGCGTCTTCTCTAAACTTGAAACGTTCTGTGTCTTCTGGATAATATCTACCTCTGTTCCAAGAGTATATCCAACTTTCTGGAATGTTTTTCCAAAATTCTCTTTGGCGCCAATAATGATAGTTGTCGCTACCCTTGAAAAATGTTTTGAAAACGATTTCAGCATTTTCATAAACATCATAATATATATGCTGGCATTGCCCATATGACCACAACATCATACTAGAGTTGAAGAACGTGCCCCGAGTTTCGATGAAGAACCTATCGTCTATTTGATTCTCTGGTTGCCACAAACAATGAATTATTCGGGGCTTCTCTGCTAAGGTATCAATCTCATCGATGTTACTTTGAATTACTACATCCAAATCTAAGTAACAGAACTTATCTTCGGGTTCGCAATCTAGCCATTCTTCTGAATTAAAGACTAAAAACTTGGCTCTA